CCATGAGGGTATAGAGAACCATTGCGTCAATATCATCGGTATACCGTCTATCGGCCTCAATGATTTGCCGATTGATCTCCATATCCATAGCCTTTTTCTCGGCGGCGGTGAATATTGCCCCGTAAACCTTTCCTCCGGCCTTTTTAACAATCATGGCTTACACCTCAATGTCCTCAAAGAAGACCGGGTATTTGACCGATAAGAGGTCATAGAGCATTCTGGCAACCCGGCGCATATCCGGGTGAGCGGCAGGAGCGGTACGGAGTTTGATGAAGTGCCGCCATTCCCGGAGATTGGCCGTCATGACTACTTCGGTTTTCAGACTGTTCGGTAACACAGACCGGGCCTCCTGCGGAGAACAACCAATGTCCAAGAGGGTAAAGTAATTTTCCTCAGCCTCCGAACAAGCCTTTTTCCACACGGTATAGGGGTAATACCCAGGAGAAGTCCACGCCGGAGAGATAACGGTGATCTCCGTACCGAACTGCTCTTTGCTGTAATTGCAGTACCGGGTAGACTCCTGACAATAGGAGGCCAGCCGGTGGCGGACGATCTCATGACTCACTCCCCGATCACAGATAAACCGGACGGTCACAACACCGTGTTCAATGACGGCCTCATGGCCTCGTTTCAAAATGTTCCTGACAAACTTCTCTGCACTGTCCTCGGTGATCTTGCTCTCAGATTTGTAGCAAGTGCGCCCAGCCTGTTCAATCAGAGAGAGAATGTTCGGATAAGAGGGAGCATTGACAAGCTCCACGCAGGGTTCAATAATCTTCATGGTCAGACTCCTTCCACATGACTTGCCAGCATATCCGCTTGGTGCGTCCAAAGGACATTCGGATAGGCTCTTACCGCTCTGGTATAATCGTTCCACTCTTCCTTCGGGCAAAAGGCTCCCATGTGATACCTGATACACATGATCTCTTCCTCAGTCAGAGCGTAGAACTGAGAGAGAAGCATGACCGATTTATCTCCATGCCCTTTCAGAAGAGTGTCCGGGTTATACTCCCACTCATGCTCGGAATACAGTTTAGTTCCGTCCAAAAGGTGAAGGTCTAACTTCGGGTGACGGTACTGGTCAATCTTGCAGAGATCGTGGAACATTCCCACCAGATAGGGAGAGCGGCAATTCTTCCACTTCAACTGACAACTTTCGGTCAGACCGACCAAGTGTTTTGCCACAGCGAGAGAGTGGTCAAAGAGGCCACCTTCATGATTGCCATGATACTTAGTGGAGGCGGGAGCATGGAAAAATCCGTTTGTCACAAGCCAGTCAATCATATTGACCGTGACTAAAGGGCTTCCGTCCGGGAGTTTCATGAAGTCCAGAAGGGCATTGAGTCTTTCATTTTCAGTCATGACAGACTCCTTCCTCATACTCGGGCCGGTGAACACTTCTTTCAGGGTCAAAGCCATCGGGATAACGACCCCGCAGCTTGTCAATATTGTGCTGGGCTACATCTGCAAGGGGCACGCCCAGGCCGGTAGCGGTCTGTGCCACATACCACAGCACATCTCCCAACTCGTCAATCAGCCGGTTCGGGTCAAAGGTGTGTCCCTGAAACTCAACCTTTTTCAGAATGTCAATGCACTCTCCGGCTTCACCGTTTAAGCCGTAACAGCCGTTCCGAATTTTGTCCCAAGGACAGAGATCGCCGGAAGTACGGTCTGCGGCTTTTTGGTAATCATTAAGCGTCATCATCGGCAACCTCCTTCTCCAGTTCGGCATATAGCATGATGTGTACAAACATTGAACTGCCCTGGCAAAAGGGGCGCAAAACGGTTCTTTTCTTCAAAAGCCAACCTTCACGCAGAAGATTATTTACTTCATCGTCAAACTGACAAGTGTTGTCCAAACGGTGTCGCACGGTCTTAATCTGTTTCATTTCCTGCAACCTCCATTTCCAGCACAGTCATGATTGCGTAATTGGCAAGATCAATCAATGTGTCCCTGATAGACTCGTCATCAACCTTCTGTTCCCCGGAACGGGAAAGAGTCTTGAACCGGTTGAACTTATCTCCCAGCCGAATACGGGCCATAGCCATACCCTCTTCAACAAAGGTCTGGTGAAAACTGTCCCCGTAATCGTGATTTTTCCGGGCATAGAGATCATTGATTTCTTCGCAAATCTCCCGGTGCATTTGCACCTTTGTCTTTGTCGTGGTCAAAGTATCTTATCCTCACTTTCCACAAGTTTTTCAACAAACCATTGGAGAGGGAGAGGGTAGATAACCGCTCTCCCTCGTCCGGTTTCACCCTAACAGGGCATTCAGGTCAAAAGAGGGCTTCTTTGCCGTCTGGGAGGCCGCAGGAGCGGGTTTAGAGGCCGGTGCGGGTGAGGGGGCTTCTCCTTCATCCCAGCCCTCAGAGGGCCGTTTATCGGCCAGCCGAGCGAATGTGACGGTCTTATCCGGCTTGTTCTTGTTCGGCTGAACATCATGCTCCACATCACACTCAATGAAGCACCCCACGAGGTCTTCATGGTCGATTTCAGTCAGGGAGAAATCATTGAGAGCGGTCTTGGCAAAGTAACTGAAAGCGTTCAGGGCACCTTCATTGGGAGAGCCATCGGTTTTCAGCAGGGAGAAGCGTTCAATGTGCTTGGCTCCGCTCTGAGTCTGCATGGTGATCTCCAACTTGCCAAAGGCTTCCTTGTAGTTGACCGCTGTGATTTTGAACACATGAGTCCCTTCGGGAATGAGGGTAAATCCCTCACTCAGTCCAATTTTCGCCATAGTAGGTGTCCTCCTTAAACTTCAAGGTTTACCGGGAAGATGATACCTACAAGTTCGTCTTCATCATCCGGTAACTCGGGATATTGTTTGACCAACAGAGCCTTAGCCACGGTCGAATTCGTGTCAAGGTCATAGGCATACAGGATTTCACATAGGTCGGACTTTTCAATCAAAGACCAATCATCATTGCTGATCTTGATAGAGATAGTGCCGTCCTTGGTCTTGAAGACCCGAATGCAATCCTTGATACCACCATCGGGATATGGCATAATGGCTTCTGCCAGTTCTGCATATTCGGTATGGCCGATCTGGTCAATCATCTTGGAGATTGCTTTCGGCATTTCCTGAATGGCCGCAGCTGTCACACTTTTCACCGTAACAGGAATTTTCATGAACACGGACGGGGAGGCCAGCCAGCGGTCATTGATAGGGAGATCACCGATCTGCTGATTGTAAATGACACCGCTGGAAGCAAGGGACTTCACAAATTTCTCAAATTTCATAGCACACCTCTTACTTCTTCCTGCCTACCCAGATAGCGTAGACAATGCTTGCCATCAACTCTACCATGACGGTAGCCAGAACACCGGCTACAAAGGGGTCAATATACATTGTTCAGTCCTCCTTAATCATTTTCGGAGTAATCCGATAGGTGTCTTCTATGGTGGTGTACTTCTCCAACACTCCGTCCGCTTTCATAGCGTCCTTGTTGATCTTGGAGGTAGAAGTACGGCTGACCTCCCAAGTGTAAGCCTTACCGGTAATAGACACCTTCTTATCTCCATCCCGGAACTGAGCCATAGCGGATTTTTTAATCATGTCGGTCAGGGTCTTATACCGCTTCTCGTCCTCGGCCACCTCTGCGGCATGAGCGTCCAATTTGGCTTTCAGGGCTTCCGCCTCGGACACCAGATCAGCCAAGTCAGTTTCCGGGGATAGGTTATTGGTGCGAAGAACCTTCAAGATTTCTGCGTCCTGCTTCTCGTCATAGGCGGGAGAGAGGCCGGTTTCCACATGGTCTTTCCACCATTTCAGAGCCGGTTTCACATACCGCTTCTCGAAGTCCGGGTAACGCTCGGACACCTTGAAAGGCCGGGTAATAGTGTTTGCGGAGCTGCACACAAAGTTCTCCGGGGCCTCATAGTCAGAGGGGTCAAGGAAGGAGGCCACCATGATAACGCTGTCTACACCCAAAAGGTGAGCATAGAGCGCAGCTTGCAGGGCATAATACTCGGGAATGTCCTCAGCCCAATCCTCTACCCGCTTGGAAGTCTTCATTTCAAGGACAGCCATGGGCTTACCGGTCTTGTCGCAGAGAAGGTAGTCCCACATACCACCGAAGACAGCCACATCAGGGAAGAAGTCACCGAAGGTTCTTTTGAAGTAATCCTCCCCGAACCGGTCAGTCGGAGTCACCAGATTGCTCATGAAGTAGGTGTTCTTCATGTATTCCGCCTGTTTCGGTTCGATGATCTTACCGGCTCTGATGTAAATGGTGTCTTCAAAGGTCTTCTGGTAGGTACGAGTGATCTCGCACCATACCTCAAAGGGAGTAGACCACGGGTTCAGCCCCAGAACAGTAGCGAACCGGGTTGCCGTCAGTTTCTTAGGACGCTTGGGCGGCACGATCTGAATTCTGTTGTCAATCCATTCCATGATTAACCCTCCTGCGTTTCATACGCCGTCAGCATATCCGCAACTCCGGCAATCAGCTGGTCACATACATCAGCGGTGATTTTGGTGAACCCTTCGGTCTTCACTGCCACACTCTGAACAAAGGACTCCTGATCGGGGTCAAGTTCCATGAGCTTTTTCAGGGAGGTTTTCAGATTGGCAATCTGTTCCTCACTGGCGGCATTCTCAGGAGCGGAAGTCAGTTCAGACTTGATCTCCTGCCGCTGTTCCTGTGTGACAGGGGCTTTCCGGGTTTTCTTGGGAGTGGGAGTAGGAGCGTCCTGACCATCATCTCCACCGGAGATATTGTCAATGCTGTCGGCCTCAATAATGTCAAGTACCAACTGCCAGAGATACCGGCGAATGTAGGTGATAGAACTGCCAAGAGCTTGCATTTCATTCGTAACCACCTTACCGGTGTTCGAGATGATAGGGGCAATCTGGGTGAAAGGAACCTCAAAGACAACCGGCTCTTCCTCACGGTCATCACAGTTATAGACCTTGGCGGTAGCGTAATCCTTGCCAACGGTGGGAACCATCAGAAGACCAACCTCGGCAAAGATGGACTCTGCGGTGGGAACAATGTCTTGCAACTCGAAGTACATGAACTCCAAGTGAATGTTCTTGCCGGTCTTTTTTACCCCGGCTTGCAGGAACTTCAACCGGGCCAGCTGCAACTTTGCAAGAGCATTCATGGTGCTGTAATCAACAGCGGGAGCGGGTGTTTTGGTAGCCATCTCTTATACCTCCTGAAACTTCTTCAAAAATTTGTGAGAGCTGATATATTCGTTCATCTTGGCTCTCTGCTTTCCTGCGGCTCTGCGGCGGCTAAAGAAAAGCCGTCTACGCTCCGCTCTTCCGGGATTTTTCTTCATGTTGAACCCTCCATTTTTTTAATTGAACCATTTTATAATCGTATTCCCGGCGTAACCCTTTTCCCAAATGTACCAACCGTAGGCAACAGCAGAACCACCGCCATCTTTCATTTTCTGAAATTCTCCGTTTTTAGCACATAAGAGCCGGGAACTGGAAACAAAAATAACCTTGGGGGGGGTCTTTTGGAATAACTCTTTCCTGCCTTTTCCCTCCATAAAGGTCAGTTTTAGAAACATTGCTACATGATGACCCTCGCTTACAAGGGACAACGCTTTTTCAACAAATGCTTGTGCAAATTTATACGGCGGGTTTGTGATAATGTCCCCGGCAAAGGGCCGGTCACACTTCAAGAAATCAATGCCTCCCTCGCCATATCCTCGGTCAATAAGATCAGTTGCTTTAACAAGGTAGCCTCGCTTTTCAAAAACCTTGGCTAAATGTCCTGCGCCACACGCACACTCCCAAATATAGGGAGAGAATTGAAACAGGTCACACAATAATTCTGCCGCACGAGGCTCTGTCGCATAATAATCGTTGTGTTCTCGTTCCTTATCAGTGTGATTAGAGGCACCAATGGTCTTGAAAGTGGAAGTTATTGTTCCTGTCCAATCCTTCATACCGTGTCCTCCAATAAAGACAACAGGTTTTTTTTCACCTTGTTCACCTTTCGGGTATTCCTCTTCGGCGGCTTCTGTCCAAGAAAATCCCGAACATACCGCTTTGCCAGCCGGATATACCAGTCACGGTCAACTACATCAATGGTCAGGTGATTATCGTTGTCCACGACACACCTTGAAGGAAGACCGGCGATCTTGACCGGAGTGCCGGTGGACAGGTGCATTTTGTAGAGTGTCCCGAACCGGTGATCTTCGGTAGCATATACACGGTTGACCTTCTGCACCACCTTTAGTTCTCCGTCTACCTCGTGAAGAGCGTCACCATATTTGCTACCAGCCTTGGCTACCAACTGGAAATCCAAGAGCCGGTCACACTCCATAATGGTCTTCTCCACCGGCACACCGTAGGCCAGATAGTCCTTGACGGCTCTGGCTACCACACAGGCATTGTTATTGATGTTGAACGCTCCTGCCGGTGCAATCCCCCGGACAAGAACTCCGCCTTTGATTTTCGGTTCTCCCTCGAAGGGAACCTCCACATAATTGTTCACATCTTTCTGGCAAATCATCTTTATCAGGTCTTCTTCCAACTCAAACCCGGTTCGGTGTTCCCACTCCTGAGTGATCTCCTGATACTGGGGAACATCGGAGTCATCAAGGCTGACCATGATACCATCGGTGTTGAGCTGGATGATTTTCAGCGTGGGGCATTCCTGAGTGAGATGGACAGCCATTTCAAGTAGCTGCAACTGGCCTGAGATACACACTGACCGGCCCATGAGAGGGTCATAGAGGTCGTTGTACTGATTGAGCATGGCCCCGTAGGTGGTGTTCAGAACCAGTTTCAGAGCGTTTGCCGTGGCCTTGTCCCCCGACTTCTTTGCCTTAACACGCCGCTCAATAGTGGCGGCATACACATCAGGAGAGGGAATGTTCCGGCTACAATACCCATTCAATATCATCTGGTGAGGGTAGTAACTGGCAACATCCTTATTCCGAATGGAGCGAGTTTCCGTAGCCTCTTCCCGGTAACATGGAATTGCGCCGTGAATACCGCCATAGGCAATCGTACAGGGGCAATCTCCAACGGTAATCTCCAACTTTTCCTTGAACACTACCTCATTGGGAATGCTCATGTCTTTCAGCCGGTCAAAGAAGTCAAACACCTGTTGCGGGATATACTGCTTCAACAGAGCGGATGGGTACTGGTACTCACGCTCGTCATAGTGGGGCTTCGGCTCTGCGTCAAGGTAAGCTGCGGTCAGTTTGGCATTGGTCATATACAGAGCCTTTGCCGGGTAAATACCCTTCTCTTTCCCCAGAGTAAGTTTGCTGGAAAGGTAGCCCTGCCGCAGATCGTCTAACTGGTCAGTAGCGTCTACATCATGCTTGCAATAGAAAATGACTTCATCAAGTTCTTGCTGAGTGAGAGGCCGGTTGATATTAAAACTCACCGTTGTTTCCCGAATGTCCATCCCCAAGTGTGCTTCAATGGCTTTCAGGGATAGACCCATCTGGCAGTCATCCATGAGGTCATATTGGTCAAAGTAGACCCGGCTCTCACGGAGATCAGGGTGTTCCCACCCCTCATGTCTCTGCACAATGATAAAATCGTTGACTGCTTTGACCTGTTCCGGGGTATAATCACAGAGGACGGCTTTCAAAATGAACTGGTCATAGTGCTTGTTATTGAAGCCTCCCAGAAGGGGTTCTTGCTCCATGAACTGGCGCACAGCCTCATTGTCATTGTGGATGACCGTGTACTCTTTCGTGGTCTTATGCTTGAAAACAAAGAGCCAATCGAAAGCAAAAACCTCACAGTCAAAAATATAGCGATCATCTATCATGGCTCTCACCCAATTCCTGCAATGCCTGTGCTATTTCGTTAAGGTTATATTTCAAGGTTTCGGTTAAAATGTTATACGCACCAATTCTCACAATTTCGATTGCCTCTGAAAAAGTACAATCATAAGTGTTACGAATTTTATCTACCTCGAAAGCAACCTCACTCGAAAAACCACCTATTTGATCGGTAGGATGGTCTATCAAGTTCATCATCCTTTCTCTCTTAACTTATCCCCACTGGTCAGCCATAGCCTGTGCAATGCCGGGAAATGTCTTAGACGCTGTTACAGGGTCATGTGCCGTTCCTCTTGACCCTCCGCCTCCACGGGAAAAGGCTCCCGTATTACTGGGAAGAAACGGAGTGTGTTCGGTCAAGATTTTTGTGGGTTGAAGCGGGGGTAAGCCTTTCAGCCATAGAAGTGTTGCTTTGCTATATGGATGACCATATTCGTAGGGTTGAATGACCTGTGTAGGGGGGGGGAGTCCTACAACTTTCAATGGCCTTGGGTTCTCAACACAAACTCTGGGGCAATCGGCCATCAAAAATCTCATGAAAAACGCTTTCGCTTTCATAGCGAGGGCATAGCGTTCCTCTGATAACTCTCCCGCCTTGGGGTACATCCATCTGGCTCCGGCCTTGCTCATGTAGGTACACGGTGGATGGGCGATAATCATATCCCACTTAATTTTCAGGATTTCAAGAGCGTCTACCCTAAGATGATACTCAGGGTGTCCACCGCTACACTCTACAAGGTCACAACTGTAAGCCTCATGTCCGGCCTCCCGAAATGCGTTTGCCACGGTCTGGCTCTCTTCACAAGCCACAAGCACTCTCACATTACCGCCTCCTCTAACCAATGACAGCCAAGTTTGCGGTAAGTGGTACAGCGTTTCTTGAAGCTGCGGACGAGATACTGAATACCATTGTCCACATAATCATAGACAACAGGTGTCACCTTTCCTTCAAAGGTACGGGCAACCCGGCCTACACTCTGAGCGATCACGGCATAATCCTTTTGGGGAGTCACCAAATAGAGGCGGTCAAGCCGTGGAATGTCCAGCCCCTCTTTTGCCAGTGCATAGGTAGCGAAGAGGAAGTGTTTCTTACCGGCTCTCATGTCCTCAATAGCTTTTTCTCGCTGGGCTTTACCTTTCTTAGAGGTCATCTTTCCATCCACCATGACTGACTTATCTCTCAGTTCTTTTGGTAAATGTTTCATGAGGTATTCCAAGTGAGAGAGCCTATCGGAGAGAATGAGATTGTAGTGACTGCCATTAGTCACCAGATCACAGACAATTTGCCCGTTCCGGCGAAAATCCTCAGCCAGATAATTTACCAGCTTGGCATAGATGATAGTGCCGTCCGTATCAAGGAACTCTTTACTCAGGCCAATTTGTGTGTACCGGGGAAGAATGTCAACTGTCATGATCTTGTCCGCTACGGCCTCGTCCGGCACCTGATAGGCTATCTTCCCGAGTAGGGCGTAGGTAGCTGCGATCATGCCATCCGCCCGGTGAACCGTTGCAGAGAGGCCATATTTATGCCGTGCGGCCAGAGCATTCAGCACCTTGGAGAACTGCGTGACTGCGGTAGGTGTACCGGCTACCCGATGGCACTCGTCCACGATGACACAACCCCAAGTGTTCTTATACCGATCAAGGTCGAGATTGCACATGGTCTGAACCGTAGCAAAGGTGATACCTCTGCCAATGTGAACCCTTCCCTCGGTGATTGTACCGGTCAAGTCAGGGTTCATATACATCTCAGCCCGGTTTTTGCTTTGCAGAAGCAAATCTCTTGTGTGGGTCAGCCACAGTGTCTTTTCACCTATCGCACAGGCCAGAGCAATTCCGACCTGGGTTTTTCCTGAACCCGCCGCACTTTGCAAAATTCCCTTTCCGCTTTCCACCAGGGAGGCTTTCGCCTGTTCCTGATACTCATAGAGGGGAACAACACACTGGTAATCTACCGGTTCCTGCTTGGCAAATTCCATGGACACATCAATGAACGGGGATAGCCTGAGAACATCATTGAAGCACCCATAAGGGAGAACCAGTGTGTTTCCGTCCCACTCCATCAGATACAACTTCTGGGGAGTGTTCCCGAGCCAAAGGTTCATTCTGGCCTTTTTGGTGTAGTCCGGGTTTGCCAGTACCAGATTTTTCTTACACCACGCAATCAGTTCCGGGGAAGGGTCTTCAATGCGAAGCCGGTTTGATACTACCATCCGCATTTCAACACCCACGCTTCCAGAGGAAGCCCATACTGACGAATATCCGGGAGGTAGATAGATTTCCGGTTCAGCATGAAACTTTCCATATCTGCCAGAGATAGGAACCAGATTTCTCCGTTTGTCAGGAGAAGAGCGAACCACCCTTCACCGTTCCCGGTCTGCCTCCACAATCTCATAGCCGAATACTGATTTTCTTCAATTCGATCAAGACGGAAAATGTCTTTCTCACACACCTTACAGTCAATGGGATAGGTGTTACCGTGTCGAGCTGCGATCACATCGAAAGGCTGACCCTGCTTGTTCTGAGCGAGGTTGTGCGCCCAGAAGCCAAAATCCGAAAGCCTACGGCATAGTGTCTGCTCGAAGGAAGTACCTACCTTGCGGTTATCATTGGTCATTGAAGTCACTCTCCATTTCCGCAATGTGTACCGTCAGGTCATGAACCTTGGCTTTTAGGTCGGTAATAGACCTTGCCAGATTGTTTTCCCGTTCGGCCTGTTCCTCCCGCAAGGCTCTGAAATACTTTAGAGCGTCAAACCCCATATACCGGTCAATCAGGTATTCGAGATCGTCAACAGAGAACAGAGTTTCGTTCTTTCCGTCTATCAGCGTAATAACCCTTGGATATTGCATATCTTCTCCTTTCTCACCGCCCCTTCCGGGGCGGGATGATACGGGATTTTAGATTAAACGCAGAAGCCGAAGGACACACCAAACGAGGAGCTGGCGTAGCTAAAGTCGGCGCCACCCGAGGCGTACACACCGCAGAAAAAGCTGGCGTCGTCGCTAAAAGGCGAACGCTCCCACCGCCAATCCCGCTCACCGTTCTGCTTGCACTTCCCGTACTCGGTATTCTCCTGACGATACCAGTCATACCACTTGCCCTCTCCGCCGATAGAGTATATCTTCCGGCCAAAAATCTCCTGCTCGGAGAGGATAAACAGAGGATCAGAGGTCATCCCGATCTTCTGACTACCACCGCCCAGACAGGTTTCCTTCAAGCAAGGTTTGATGACACTGAGTAAATCGTCAGGAAGCAGCTCGATAATGGAATTGTTCAACATCTTGCGGAGCTGAGAATTCTGCCAACCACCCTTGTTCGTGTATTCCGGGTTCATCTGAAAATCATCATTGAGGGTTTCCACCGTTTCAAAGCTGATCGGGAGAACGATGTTGTTCTTGTTCTTATCGTGATTGAAACCGATGATACGGACATGAATGGTGGTGCCATCTTTCAGCCGCACCGTCTTGGTATCACCCAGAGAGAAAACCTTATCGGCCATTCCGCTCTTGCCGTACATATCAATCTCGGCCCAAGAGCAATCGTCCAGTTTCATCTTCGGGAAATCAGGAATACCGTAAATCCGGCCATCGGTGGGAACTTTGCAACAGGGGCAAACAGGGGGCTTTTGCATGGAGGCAATGACTTCCTTCTGGTAATTGATCGTCCGTTCCATGCGGTCAAACTCAGCTGCAAGCTGGGAAAATACATTCTTATTCATGTGAAAATCTCCTTTTCAATTTTCAAACATCGTGTTATAATCAGATTGAGCATTTACGCTTGCCGCTTTTCGGTCTGCTACACCGGGAGCGGCTTTTCTTTTTCTGCGTGGGGTAAAAGACTCCGGCCAGTTTGCAGAACACATAGAAACAGGCCAAGGCTAAGATCATGTGGATTGTCCCGGTGCCGAGGGATAACATATCCTGTTCCACAGCCCCGATTGTTCTATAGAGCCAGAAGAACGAGAGAAACGCCAAAACTCCGAAAAACCTTCTCATTCTGTTACCTTCTTCCATGTGTAATCTTTGCCGGTTCTCTGTCTGTACCAGTCCTCAAACTCTTTCCGGTGCCCTTCATCGGTGAAATACTCCCGCACAATCTGAACCAGCAACAGGCTTGCGGCTCTGGCCTGGGCTTGTACTTCCGGTACGAAAGCACTCACGGCTCTCCGCATGACCCCATCCGCATCCGGTACTTTTGCAGAATGTCGAGGGAGCGGCGCAGAATTTCGTCTGCCTTTTCACCGGTACGGACACCGGAGAGAGTGGCGGACATTTCGTACTTGTCCGTCATCAACCCTTCATCGGAAAGCTGCCGAATGAGCCAGGTGAATGTCAGGCTCTCACCGGTGACAAGCTCTCTGATCTGCTCCCGAAAGCTCTTGCGCTCCTGCTCAGTCAGCCGGATAACCGGAGTATCGGGAGTCCAGTACGGACGAGGTGTGGGGGTTCCCGCCATCATGCGACCTCCTTTCTTTGAATTACAACTAAAGTTATAAATAATCCTTGCAAGGGAAACTCTCTTATGCTATACTGAACTTGCCACATTACAATAAGCATTAGCGATTTCCTTTTGACACAGGAGCCGAATTTCTTTTCAAAGAAAGAGATTTGACCCCTCGGATTGTTGTTGCCTGTTTTGTAACTTTCGTTGTTGATATGAGTATATCGTAGTTATCGTATTTTGTCAATAGGCAATTTCGTAGTTTTCGTATTTTATATAAGAGGCTTTTACGGAGGAACACAGTATGTTCAAAACGAGATTTGAGCAATTATGTAATGAACGCAAAATTTCCCCAGCAGCGGTATGTGAAGCTATTGGTTTATCAAACAGTGCATATAGCAAATGGACTGAAAATTCTTTACCTCGCAATACTACCCTATTGAAGATTGCTGAGTATTTCAATGTATCAATAGCATACCTAAAGGGTGAAACCGATGACCCCGACATAACTTTGAAAGAGCGTTTATTCCCGGAAATTGCTACGGACTTACGGAAAAAGCCGCTTGATGGTGAAAACATCAATATTCCTGAATTTTGTCAGACTCTTTTATTCTTCTTTGAAAACTGTGATGCACCTGGTCAACTGCGCATAATCCAATTAGCCATGAATGAATATGACCGAACACAAAAAGAAAAAACAAATCCAACGAAAGACTCTGCTATCGGCTAAGATCATCGACCTATCTGAATGGAGAAAGACGCTATGAAAATCACGAAATTTCCCATTGACCTCTCCATGCTGACCGAAGAAGAGATAGACCAGTTCCGGCAAGACCCTTCCACACTTTTTGAAGGGGACACCGATGTATGTTTATATCTCCGGTTCAGCTCTGAACGGCAACGGGAACAATCCATTGAAGGTCAGCTTCGGGACTGCCGAGCCTATTGTAAAATGAACCGGTACCGTATCACCGCCATCTATGTAGACCGAGCTACCACCGCCCGGAAAGATGTAGAGAAGCGGCTTCACTTCCAGGAGATGATACGGGACAGCGAGAAGCGGCCCTGGGAGTATGTGGTGGTGTGGAAGCTCGACCGCTTTGCCCGGAACCGGACAGACAGCGCACTCTTCAAGTTCCGGCTCAGGAAGAACGGCGTAAAGGTCATCTCTGCCACCGAAAACATTTCCGAGAAACCAGAGGGTATTATCCTTGAAGCTGTGTTAGAGGGCATGGCCGAATTTTATTCCGCTGACCTCTCACAGAAAATTACCAGGGGCATGAGGGAGTCCGCTTTGAAATGCCACAGCATAGGGGGTCATGTCCCTCTCGGTTATAAAATTGAAGATCACAAACTGGTCATCAATCCGGCAACCGCTCATATCGTCCAAGAGGCTTTTGAACTCTATGCCAACGGGGAAACCGTGGCCGACATTTGCCGTATATTCAACACAAAGGGCTACCGTACAGCCAAGGGCGTAGAGTTTAACCGGAACAGCTTCAAGTCTATGTTCCGCAATAAGCGGTATATCGGGGTATATACCTACAAGGACATAGAGGTTGAAGGTGGGGTTCCCGCTATCATTGACAAGGAACTGTTTGAAACGGTTGGCCATAGGCTCTCTAAGAACGCAGAAGCCCCGGCAAGGGGCAAGGCTAAGGTAGATTACCTCTTGGCCGGAAAACTGTTCTGCGGTCATTGTGGAGGCTCTATGAACGGGGAAAGCGGCACCAGCAAGACCGGAGCCGTACACAACTACTACGCCTGTTACACCAGGAAGCGTCAACACTCTTGCGATAAGAAGCCTCTCAGGAAAGAGTGGATTGAACAGATCGTGGCTCAGGACGCTATGGAGCTGCTGACCGATGACACTATTCAGGAAATGGCTGATATGGCAATCTCCCAAACAGAAAAGGACTTGCGGGAAAATACTCGCATTCCTGAACTGTCCGAAAGGATGAAGGAAACTGAGAGCGGTATCGCCAATATCACAAAGGCCGTGGAGAAAGGCATTGCCTCTGACGCTCTCATGAGCCGTCTGGTAGAATTGGAGAAAGAAAAGAAAAATCTTCTCCGGTTGATAGCCGAAGAAGAGAAGTATGTCTGTAAAATCGACAGAGATCAGATTGTCTATTGGCTTACCAAATTCAAGGACGGCAACATTGAAGACGAGAACTTCAAGAGGATTATCATTGATCTCATGGTAAACTCAGTCACAGTATGGGACGAGCCTGACGGCTTCCGTATTACCACCGCATATAATCTAACCTCCTGCAAAAACAAGACTTTCCGAATACCCTCTTCCTCTGATAAGGGGTTCGGATTTGAGGGGTTAGAGTCCACCATTGAACGCAAATCCGAACCCTGCTTTGTGTGGGGGACGATTTTCGTTCAAACAAAAAGACACTCCTTGCCGTAAATGGCAGGGAGTGTTCTCTTTTTGCCTATTTTGGGGTTCGACTCTCCATCGAAAAAGTTCGACTCTTCAATAGGGTCAACCCTCTTCGCCGGTAAATCCGTTGGCCTTGGCACATCGAAGTGCCCCGAGTATCATGGTGTCCTGAGCCAAAGTTCTCTTCTTCAACTCATAGAGAGGGGTTCTCCGGTGGTCATCCCATTCAATGAGCTGCTTCTTATCGTGGGTCACGATACCGACATACAGATTTATCAGCTTGTCCAATGTCAGGTCTGTCAGCACTTGCATTCTATCACCCCACAGCGTCATCCTCAGAAGAAGACTTGTCCTTGATCTTGATACCAAACAACAGGGCCAATTCCACCGTCCACGCTGAGAACCATGCCACGGTCAATTCTGAGGAAATCATGTGGTCGTGGAAATTGGCAACCAGAACGGCCACGGTGTACCAGAACAGATTGAACATGGAGAAAACCGTGAAGAGGGTTCTCTTCTTGATTTTCTTCTTAGGCTTCTTGGCTACTCGCTTGCCGCTCATGATCTCAACCTCACTTCTTCAAGTAGGACGCAGACGCAAATCCGATATAGGTCACGCCGTTGTAGGTGAACTTCACATACAGCCACTTCACACCGCCTACCAGAGTGTAGTAGCCGTAGTTCTGAACCTTAGTGCCCTTGGGGATAGCCACCAGCACTTTGTTGTTCGTGCCAGCTGCATTCCGCACATTCAGGCCGCTTGCGGCGGTCACAGTATAAGTTCCGGCCAGAGATTTGTCAAAGCCGGTAGCCACACCGGTAGCCTTAACCTCCTTGCCGGAAGCGGGAGTAGAAGGAGTGTCCTTCTCGGGCACAGGAGCCTCCGTCTGGCCGCTGTACTCCACATAGGGGATATGACCATGCTTCTTCCATGTCCTGTCGTTGTAGCCGCTCTTGGAGCCGATATTGGCAACAGCGGTGATCTGCACACAGTTCTTCCACTTGGGCGTACACTCGACAGCCAGACCGTCACCGATGTAGATACCGATATGGCCGGTAGTCCATACCACCTCACCGACCTCCATGCTGTCCCATCCGGTGGTAGAAGCGTCCGGGCACTTCTTAATCATGCTGTCTGCCCCAATATCGGGAACATTATTGGAGGCATACTTGGCACCGCCATAGGTAGCGTTTTTATCTCCATCCCAGCCCCATAAGATACCCTTGATAAGACACACACAGTCAAAACCAAAGGTGTCCTCAGAAGCGGCGTTAATCATCTTCACCCGAGCCGCAGCTTTGTTGTAGGAGTGATTGGTGGTGTACCTCTTCTTGTTGGCCGCAGTCATGGGGGCACCGAAGCACCCCATGACATACAGCGTCTTGTAGTTCTTCGCAATATCAATGGCCTTGCTGACCAGCTCAGTTGCTTTCATCATGACTTATTCCTCCTTCCCAGCACTGTCCAGCAGGTCTTGTGTACGCTGGCTCTGAGTACCGAAGTAGAACGCAATGATGACCGCATAGATGGTCATGAAGTCCTGACTGATCTGATTGGTACACGCCATGTACGCAAACACAGCGGTAAGAGCCAGTGTCACCAGACTCTTGACGGACAGAAGAGTGGACAGACGCTTAATGATGTTTTCCATGATAATCTCCTTTCCAATTTTAGTGAGTATTTTAGTGATAAATCTCCCACTACCGAAAGCCCTTGCGCCACAAGGGATTAAGGGCAATTTTGCCGCCCATTTTTCATTTTTCGTGTATAAACCCTCTTATAGAACGCTCTATATAGAGGACTTTTCTGCAAAAGCCTTAGATTTATCACTAAACTCACTAAGATACACTAAATTTGTTTTGTGGGTACACTAAATTATTTCAGTCAATCCGGTTTATGGAACTCTTCCAAGTCAGAAATCCGATGATTGATGACTTTGATTTGTTCCTCTACTACGGGCATTCGCTTGGCAAAATTGTTGTGTTCCCGGACTTCACGAGTCAACTCTTCCAGTTTGGTGTCCATAACGGCCTGAGTTTTACTGTTGGCGATCAAGACTCCCACCAGAGTAATCCCACCAGAAACAAGTGCGACAATGATAGCCTCCATTATCAGCCCTCCCACTTCTGCCAAGCTGCGGCGTAATCTCCGGGGCTATAAGCAGTCCCATTCGGGTCAATACACTCGTAGATATTCCCGTCCGTCCATACCATAAACTCTCCCTGGCGGTACATATCATGTGCGCCCTGGACAGGAACATAGGGACGGGCCGTGTCCGGGCTTTTGCCATGCAGAGGCCGGTTGAAGGTGTACCATGCGGCATTTCCGGGAACAATGTCCGGGTACACCGCATTGTCGTAAGCCTGAAAACACTCCCAGGTCTGCTCCCATTCAGAGCCAAGGCCGTCCCCGGCATGGGTGTTGAAAATTTCTCCGACAGTGTGATTTCCCTTCACCCAATCGAGGTAAAGCCCGGAAGCCCTGATCTTCTGGTCATCGTCCTCAACCTGTTTCCCTTCCAGCATGAGCCGGGACATATAAATTGCACTGGACAGAGCGTTCAACATTTTCTCGTTCACAGAGATAACCCCCTCTCGATTGCCGCCGCAATAGCGTCCACATCGGCTTGTTCCGCCTTGGCCTTGATAATGGCTTCCTGTTCCTTCTGGTAGGCAACCTCGCTGATCGTGGTCACGCTCACGGTTTCCTTCCCTTCCAGTTCGCTCCTACCCTCAATGTGGTACACAGACCCCTCGATCACAATGCCGTGTGCCTGTTCCTCTGCGCATAGGCCGTAGCACCCGTTGTTCTGCATTTTGACCCACACAGGGGTTGTCACCGTTGCCAGAGGTGTTCCATCTTTGAGAATTCGATACATTTCTTTCCCAGCCTTTCTTGTTCGGATAGAAGCCGAACATGGATTTGAAATACTGATTGGTGTTCTCTCGCACCTTAAAACTGTTTCCTCGCTTCATGTGCCCGTGATAACTCTCTACGGAACTCCGAATGTCCGCAACCGTCATCTCACCTCTTTCCCACTTTCCATGAAAGGTTCGCAGCTTACGCCGAATGATCTTGGTAGAGTCAGGGTTCATCTTCAAAATGATCTTGCCGCTCGAGGTGAGAATGAATTTGGTCTTCAACCACCGGTAGAAATCAGCCAGCGGAATAACCCGAGTTTTCTTCCAATTTAGCCGCAGACCTAACTTCCGGGTCATCTCTTCCAGCCCAAATATTCCTTCGGTTCTGAGAAAATCAATGTCCTCATGAATGGCATATCCATCGTCCATATACCGGGCGTAGCCTTTAATACGAAGTCTTTCCTTGAAATAGTGGTCAATCGGACTTGGAAGAAGCAGGGCATTTGTCTGAGAGATTTGACTTCCAAGCCCTAAGCCCACTGGCCCGAAATCCGCAATGAAGCTGTCATGCAGGGAGCGTACACGGTCATCATGGAGCCGCCGCTTTGCTTCCGCAGCTAAAGGGCCGTGTGGTGCTTCATCGAAATAACTCTTGAAGTCAAAAATCAGAATGCCACCGGCCAGACCATGTTTCTGATAGTGCTTCTGCAAGTGGCAGATCATACGCCGCAGGGCGAAGTCCATACCACGGTGTTTCAAACTGGCCGAGTTGTCATAGATGAAAGAAGATGAATAAATCGGAACAATGCAGTAATCGCACAGGCACTTTTGCACGGCCCGTTCTGTGATATGGACAGAGCGGATATACCGTTTCTTACCACGCTCCATGATGGTGAACTCATGGAAGCCACGGTGGTAGAAATTACCCTCATTCAGCGATCTCGCTGTCAGGGCAATGTTCGGGATGATATTGCCGATATAGCGTTGTGTAGAAGATTTCCAATAAACACCTTTACAGCACTTCTTTCCCGAAAGATATAGGTGTCGAAAAGAAAAGACCTCTTCAAAATCTCCACAGGCCATACTTCGCTTTCTACGAGCCTCTTCCCGTTTGGCCTTTCTTCTTTGATAACGGATTTCTCTTCTCTCCGCACTGGTCATGAAAAAGATTTCCCTCCGTACAGTATGATTGTGGGGTACGGGTTCTAACTGCGTAGTAATACCAGCCATGAAATGAGTTACCATACATCACTCACCATGCAAGAAGCGTCCGGCTGATTACATCGGAGTGCCCCTTTCGGGGTGGGCGCATTTCAAACGATGTGCCCGGAAGTTTTAGCCCATAGGCAGGGTACAAGTCCTCCCTCTGCAAAAGGTACTGATTTCACCCAATGGGGTTACTACGACTGACCTATATGAAGTTGCAGAGTCCGAAGGACACACCATTCGAGTTGCTGGCGTTGTTATTGTTGGCGTTACCCGAGGTGTTCACATTGCAGAAATTGTTGGTGTTGTCGCTATTAGGCGAACGCTCCCACCAGTTGTTCGCAGAACAGGCAAGGTTTAACAGGACTTGACCCATATTAGAGAAAACTAATCAGGAAGGTCTTTATACCTTTTCCGATCAGATTTCTTCACACTGGAAATCAGCTTGGCTTCATCCACGATATACTCTCCAAACTCCTGAATAGCGTGGTCAATCCAAGGGTACTTTTCTGGGTTTTGAAGAATAGCATCATAGAGCAAGGCCAATTTCGGACTGAGGTTTTGAAGGGCAATATTGGCTCTGGTAAGACAGTCCCGGCGCATTTGTGCTTCATGTTTGTTTGTGGGGTAGATGTTATTGGCCGCTCTCACTTCGTCATGAACCGTAGAACACAGGTGCATGATCGGATAGAGAAGGTATGGGCCGTACCGTTTCGGTGCTTTCGTGACTACGGAAAAAGCGTGAAGTTCTAAGCGTCTTGCGGTTTCAATGAACTGCACATTACTTTCTCCCCGCATAAATTTGGGGACTGACATTTTACCCTCCTACACCGCCCCTTCCGGGGCGGGATTTTTGTGGATGACAGATTAAACGCAGAAGCCGAAGGACACACCAAACGAGGAGCTGGCGGAGTCATCGCTGGCGTTACCCGAGGTGTCCACACGGCAGAAAATGCTGGTGTAGTCGCTACGAGGCGAACGCTCCCACCAGCCGTTCGCAGAACCATTGACCTTTTTGATCGTGGTGTTTCCAGCGGCATAATACTCATACTGAGTACCTTCACCAGCAAAAGAGTAGGTGGTAGCACCAAAAATCTCAATCTCAGACAGCAGGAACAACTTGTCCTGAGTAGTCTGGATAGAAGAGGACTGATTGCCGGCGGAAGTCCGCTTGTTGACCGTCTTAATAACATTTCGCAGAGCGGCGGGGAGCTGGCCCAGATAGGTACTCATTCGAGTACGCATGGCAGAACTGTTCCAGCCACCGGCGTTTGTGTTAGAACTGTTCATCTGAGCGGTCTGATTGAGGCAGTCTACCAGCTGGAATGTGATACCGGCCATACCACCCGAAGTCAACTGGTCATGGTCAAAGCCGATAATCTGCACCTTGTAGTTCGTGCCGTTAATGTTGACGGTCTTCTGATCGCCCACGGAGAAATAATTCTTGGCCTGTCCGAACTGAGAACATAGAGCGATTTCAGACCAATCGGTCTGCTCCAAGGTGCCCGTGATATTGAAGGGATAGACATATACAATACCAATGACTTCCAGCGTATAGGTTTTTGTCTTCTGAGAGCCGCCGTAGGTGTATTTGATAGACCAATCTCCCAGCTCGGCGGGATAGAGAACGGCTTCTCCACCAGAGGCCATAGCGGAAAGAACAGTGTCCCCCTTGGTCATGGTAACGGTGGTGCCGTTATCGGCGTAGACATGGCACTCAGCAGGAGAACCCTTCTGGCTCAGGGCGTAGAGAGCGTCATTCACCGTGGGGTCAGCCCCATCCAGTTCCAGTGCCGCTTTCGTAGTGTCATCCAGCAGATTTGCTTTGCTCAGAGGTGTTCCCACCACATCACAACCGGCGTTTGCACCGGTGGTGTCGGTATTTAGAACAACATCTAAGTAGCCGTTTCCGGCGATCAGCTGTTGCCTCCATTCCTCGAAGGTAGCAGGCATATCGGAAGGTGCCCGAATAATACTGGATTTTCCGTTGCCTTTGATGGTGGTGTCTTTCATAGCGTTTCATGTTCCTCCTTTTATTGTCCGCAATACCGAACCCCTGTGTAGGGGAAGGGAGCGGTTGTTTGTGTCACTCTGCTGTCGATCATGAAAAGCAACAGTTCAATGTCGTTTGCCAGTTGATAGGTCATGTAGTCCATAGACCCAGGGACAGAAGGGGCATTTGCCGGTAGATTGAGTTTGGCTCTCAGTTTGGTCAGACAGGTCAGAAGATTGGAAATCTGACTCTGCGTGGGCCAATCTCCCACCGCCCAATCCACCTTCGGGATAATGCTGTCATCGTAGATAGCCAGGGCTTTCATGCGTTCTACCAGATAGGAGATTGCCTCCCCAATCCGGTTGAAATCGGTGTAGTTGTAAGCCCCTTTCATTCCGGCCATGTATTCTGTCTGTTCCTCCGAGGTGAGGGCAGAAAGCCCTCCCCCGGTCAAAATTTTGTTTTTCAGTTCAAATACACGGTCTACATCGGCTTGGGTTCGGTCAAAAATCAGATTGTCAATAACACTCATATCAAGCCTTTCACCGTCATCTTTCCGCTCAAAGAGCCGTCAAAAGTGATTTCATCCACCAAGATCAGAGCGTCCATCTCGTCAGTGTAAAGGGTCTGCAAACCGATAATGTCACCCACTTCCATTTCCGGGTTGCCCCGGTAATTGGCCTCATAGGTGTTCCGCATTTGCAGATAACTCTTTACATGATTGGCAAGAGCCTGACACATCGTATCATTGGTGATAAGGGGGTTTTCCTCCTTGTCAATCTCGCCGGACTGAGCAACGGGGTAGGAAACGACCACCGAATTCTCAGTCAGTGTTTTGCCTGTGATCGTGACGGTCTTGGTGCCGGAGGATAACACCAAATCCGCAGCTCTGGCGTAGATATTGGAAGACACCAATGTTCCACCAGAAACGGAAATTTGAACATCTTGTGCAAGACCAGAGAACTCAACATGAAGCTCAGTTTCGGTGGTCGTTCCCTCAAATAGTGTGGAAGCGTCATTGGAGGCCGTGTAGGAGTACCGGGCTACGGAAACGGACTTCAATTCATCAATTTTGGAAATCTTCTGACTGTTCTCCCCAATAGAGGTGAAGTCCAGAGTGAAGTCAGTTTCTCGGTAGTAAACCTTAGTGACTCTGGCTCTCCGATAGGGTAAGTTCCCGATCATGGTCACTTCGATTTTGGTACACTCGATTGCCAGATTGGAGGACACATATACTTCCACAGAGTCAACCGGTACTGTCTGGGTATCAAGCAAGATTTCATTGTGGTAATACTTCACCTGAACAGAACCGGGGAATTCATCAAGTACCGTATCAAAGCGAATGGCTAAGACCGGAAGATCATGAGGTACATCGAAGGTCTTTGTGAAGACCGGGGGATTGGAGAAAGAGCCGTCTGCCCCAGTTATAGCCTCGCTGATATAGCCTCTCTGACCGGCATTGCTGTCAGGCAGAATGACTTGATTTTCTCCGCCCAGCGTCCACCGGTTTAACTCGAAAGTGGCGTAGGTATTCTCTGCTGTGTTGCCCTTGTCCACCGTGTCCCACTCACTGAACCAAACATGGCCGTTATCGGCCCATACGCCGTTGTATATGCCGATGACCGTGACTCCGAATGGTCTGATATGGATGATATTGTCATCGTCCGTATAGAGGCGGCAACAAGCCGCATGAGCGATCAGCTGCAAGCAGTTCATGTGAGTGTCGATGGGGAGAGCCGCCGTAGTGAACATATCCTTTAAGGCTTCATCAATCTCCCAAGGATTTGTCCCCTGCTCCGTCAGGGTCAACCCTGCGTCTAAAAGAACCTCTTCGGCCATGTTGTAAAGGCTCTTGGAACCCAGCTTACTCTTGTAGAAAGTTCCGGTCAGACTCCCGATCAGGCCGGTGCCGTTGAAGGTGGCTTGATTGTTCTGTGCGCTTGGCTTGGCATTCAACACATAATTATCCGGCTTCAACCACTCCACAGAGCCGTCCGGTAACTCATAGCCGAATTGGATTTCAATGGGAGAATTCTTATCCACATAGGCGTAGATACCAGCCGGGTTGTCCGGGTCATATTTGTGTTCATAATCCAAGATCGTGAACTGCATTGTTTCTGTCGGCAATCTCCGACTCAGGGGGTCAACATCATGCTTCTGCTGAGTGGAAACAATATCCTTGTTCACGAATTGGACATTCAGGCCGTAAAGCACATTCTCCAAACGGGGTCTGCGGTAGGGCAAGCACCGGTCAAAGGTGATTGTTACCTTATCCACTTCCGTAGCCGTGGTGCTAATTGTGGTCTGAACACTGGTAATGGAAACCGTCTGGGTGTCTACCACTTCTCCATTCAGGTAGAAATCAGCGGTTACTTCCAGCGGCCATTCCTGCTGTCTGGTGTCAAAGGTCAGGGTCAGGCCGGGGAAGATGTGCTTTAGGGAGAACTCCCGTGTAATGACCGGAGGGGTACTGAAATTTCCCTCAGCGTCACTCATGAGGCTCGAAATAAAGCCATCTTGCACAGCCTCCCCGGTAGGGACGATCAGGGTCTTACCGTCCAAAGCCCAGCGGTTTAACTCTAAAGCGGCATAGGTATCTCCGTACTGATAGGCGTAATCCACCGTTTCAAACTCGGAGATACTTGCCGCACCATTGCTTTCCCACTCACCGTCCGTAGCTGCGGTAGTGTCTACATTGCCGAAGGTGATACGGACATAGGAACGGTTTCGGAGCATGGCTTTCATGCTGGCCTTATAAGCATTGCTGACTGACTTCATGCTCCCATCCCTCCTTAAAGCGGTTCGCCACAGTCAATGAGATTGACTTTACAGTTAATGTAGTCAAGGGGTAATTGCGTTACAGGGTCAAGGTGGAATGGCTCTGCGGTGCGATCTCCGGGGTACATCTTCCGGGTAGTCCATGTGTTGTTCACCATATCCGGGTAACTGACCGTCACATAGAAATTGGAGAACTCCTTCAAAATGGCCGACCACTGTTCCGCAGTCAGGTAAGCCCATTCCAAATTGTTTAATTTCTGCTGTTCACGGCCCACTACCTGTCCCACCACCACGGCATTTGCGTTCCGGGCGGAGTCCACTATGGTAGCGACCATCATTTCTAAGCCCCTTCGGGGGCAGGGATAATCACGACCATTGATCTTGATGAAAGAAGCCATATATCCCTACCCCCTTAGTAAGCGTTCGAGAATGCTCCGCTGTTCACACGGACACCTCTGTTTCTGCTGTACCGGTCATAAGACCGGCCAATCACATCATCACCGATGGACACAGACAAATCCTTATCCTCAATGATGTTCATGAGTGCGTAGATAGCGGCGATCACGCCATCATTGGCATTCGCCACACCAGCGGAGATACCTTCCACAATCTGGTCATTATTGGCTACCGCCGTCCGATTGCCAATGGCACCGACCATCTCAGCCCCGGCCTCCCGAGCGATAAAGAGCTGACCTTCATCAACGAAACCGCCCTGTGCGAAATAGGGAATGGGGTCAAGCTGCACTTCACTGAAATAACTCAGGCTGATACCGGTAATCCACGAAACCGCATTGATAGAGCGAATAACATCGTTCAGAGCGGAAATAGCATTGTTCATGGCCTTTTCCATGACGGTCAAGACGCTGTTCCACTGGATGATCGTTGTGTTCGTCATACCCCTCCACATGGAGTACCATGCGGTGGAGAACTCGGTTTCAAAGGTGGTGTAGCCGGTCATGAACTCGGTCTGCCAAGTAGTCCAAGTGGTAGTCATCTGCGTCCACATCGTAGACCACTTAGTAGTAGTCTGCGTGGAGAAGGTAGTCAGGCTGGCTTGGAAGGTGGTACTGAAAGTGTTCCACCCGGTAGTCATCTGCGTCCACCCGGTAGACCAACCAGTTTGAAGGGTGGTCATCGTGGTAGTCCATGTGGTGGTCAGCGTAGTCCATGTGGTGGTCAGGTAGGTGCTGATCATTGTCCACTGAGTAATAGTCACAGTGTAGATGTTCAGCCAAGCCGTAGTAGTCTGGGTCTGAATAGTAGTCAGCATGGTAGTGTAGGTCAACTGAATACCGTTTGTGATTGTGGCGAAACTCTCATTCAGCAAAGCGGCCTGACTATTCATGCCGGACGCAAAACCCGTCACCAGATTTACGCCTACCTCCTGCATATTGACAAACATAGCCCCGGACAGAACCACGGCCTCTCTGTCATTCAGCAGGCTTTCCAGCTGGTCAATAAGAGCGGAATACTGAGTTACCAAAGACACCGCCTGACGCAGTTCCGGTACAGCAATCACCAGCTGCGCATTTAGGTTTGCGGTATCCGTCGCAATATCAGCTACATCGTCCGCAAAATCTCCAATGGGATTTCCTGCGAACAACTGCTGGAACCCGCTCACAATGCTATCCCAAGTGATACCGCCCATAGAGTCAGTGTAGGAGGCAATCTGACCTGCAAAAATGGAGATAAAATCAACAAAGTTAGACATATCTTCGTTGAGTTGCGGCAAAGAAGCATTCAGGCTACGGAGAGAAGGTGCAAGATCGTAGTTTAGTTCATCGGCTACGGCTCTGAGGCTTTCGACTAAACCAATACACTCCAAAGCCATACCAGCCAAGATACCAGCACCGACAGCGATTGCGGCGGGGAGTAAACCCGCTGTACCAATCGTGATAGCACCGAGAGCCGCTGTGACAGCAGCTACCCCGACTAACAGGCCGGTTCCTACTCCGATAGCAGTTGCTACCTCTTCGCCGTTGTCAAGAACGGGCTTCCACGCTTCATAAATCTCTGTAAGGCCCTTACCGATAGCCCAAATTTCCACGAGAAACAGGCCGGTAGCAATGCCGATCTCCGCAAGAATGCCAGTACCAATGCCGATATTGATTGCGGCGGTTGCTCCGCCACCGCTTCCCAATGCGTAAGCCGCAAGCCCGACTCCGGCCAGAATGCCTGTGCCGACTCCGATAGCGATTGCTACCGTTTCACCGTTTGCAATGACAGGCTCCCACGCCTTACCGACTTCCTCTAACTCTTTCCCGAGAATAGCGATAGCCCCAACAGCGATAATTGCCGCCGCAGCTACTTCACCGATAATCACGATACCCCAACCCAAACTCTGGGCCAGATTTTTCATAGTACCGTTCAAACCAGTGCCGCCATTATTACCCATAGCGTTGTTCACGCCTTGAAGAGCCGTACTGGTGTCAGTAATACCCTTTCCTCCACCGGTGCTATCCAGAGTGGCCTTGATTTTTTTGACAGCGATCAAGAAACCGCCTACCGTCAGCAGTAAGCCAGCGGCAACTTCAATCTTGTCAACCCCGCTCCAATCCCCGGTACGAAAAGCCTCCATAACATCAGCCAAATTCCTCACAATCAGGGTAATGCCAGTGAGAGCCAATCCGCCTCCGGTCAGGACAGGGTTATTAGTCAAAAGACCTATACCGCTTAGGAAGATACCGAGATTTCTGACAAGATTTGTAGCGTTGTCGAAATTGACCCCGTTATTGACCATATCAGAAATGCTCGACACGATACCGCTCAGGCCAGAAATGACCAGAGAAACACCGGCCAGTTTTACATTTCCGAGAGCCAAGAACGCTACGCCAAGCCCCTCAGCGAAACCACTGATTAACTGCGTGACATTCGTGAGATTGGGGCCGTTGTCCAAAATGTCATCAATGGCTTCTTTGATTTTGTCCCAACTGTCCAAAAACAGGCCAAGACCGGCGATAGTGAAAGTGATTTTGTATAACAGGTTTTGACCTTTGAAGCCCTGTAACATTTCAAGCATGGTAATAAGGTTTTTAGCCACCCTCCATGCCAAAATTTCCGCACCGATGGAAATTACGGTTGAAAGAACATCTTTCAGTTTCCCTTTCAGTTCGTCTACCTGAGAATTGATATTATTGAAAATGCTCTCGTCCCACAACTTCTCAATGTCAAACAGACCCTCATAACTTCCACCGGAAGCCCCAACGCCGCCCCCTGCTCCGCTCCCTTGATCGGGAGAAAAGACATTCAGTTCATCAAATCCAGCGGTATAAGACTTTAATTTCTTTGCGGCGGAACTCGCTTCTCCGAGATTATCGCTCAAATCCCCTGCGGCACTGGCCCCAGAATTAAGACCACTACTAAAATCAACAGGTTGTAAGTCCACTCCGAAGAGTTGTGCAAGAGCCACGATTGCCTCACCGATCAATTCGACAAAGGCTTGCACATACGGCAAAACCTTTACCAAAGCGGGAAGCAAGAGAGAACCGAAAGCCTGAGCCAAAGAAGACAACTGTTGGCGCAGAGTCCGCATAAGCCCTTCCGCTGTGGTCATTTCACGGGCATAGGTGCCAATTAAATCCTGTGCCCTTGCCTGATCTATCAAAGTCAGATACCGCAGATAAGACTTCAATTCCTCACTGGCACTCTGGGTACTGTACGCAATACCATAGTTTGCCGCTGTAATCTTTAACTGAGAGTCAACGATGGTAAAACCTGCTCTACGGATAGGCTCAACCTCACCGGAGATGGCAGAACGAACGGCCACAGCTGCGTCCTCAAAAGTGGTGTAAATATCGTTGTAGCCAGCCCAAATGTCATAGGTCAATTCCGTATAATTCATAGCCATTGCCGCCGCATCTTTCTGAGCCACGCCAAAACCTTTTAGCATGGTGCCATAGATGGACGAATACTGCATGAACTGCTGGACATTGATCTGCAACTCACTGTTCAACCGCTTAATCCACTGGTAGTTCGCTTCCGCTTCCTCACCAAATGCACGACCAAACCGGTACATGATACCTTCCCACTCAGAAGCCTCAAACATATACTGAGCCACAGCGGAGGCAACACGGCGAACAGAATATACTACCGCAGACAATTTGATACCAGTCATAGCCGAAGACCATGCGGTGGTATTAGTGGTAGCCCGTCTTACAGTGCCGTTATACTGCTCCGTGCTTCTAATCAGCCTTTGAATTCTCGAAGGGAATGCGGAAAAGCCATTGGACACCTTCTGCATTTCATCTGCAAAAGGCTTCATAGCTGCGGCCAGTTCCTTCATCTGCCGGGTAAACTTATCAATGTCAGCCTTTTCCAGTTCCTCAATCACGGTGGGGAGTTTTTTAAGCTGATTGATAAAGGTGGTCATATTGGCCTTACCCAATTCAGACAGGGGGCGTAGACCATCAGCAAGGGTTCTGAGCTTATCGCCATCCGTCCACCGGACATTTGCCAGAGCCGCATTCAGGGCGTTTAACTGATTGGCAATGGAACTGGAAATCTTAATGTTCTTGGCCGACTCCAAGGCTTTCAGACCCGTAGCGATCTGGGTCAACTTCTTAGACACATCTCCGCTATTCAGACCGGAAAGGGCATTCTTCAATTCCCGAATACTCTTACTGGTAGCATTCAGGCCGGTAACACTGGTACTGGTAGCACCCTTCAAACCGCTCAGAGCCTTTTTGAGATTGTTAATCCCGGAAACAGCACCTTCACTGTTCTCCTGAATTTGAAACTCTAAGCCCTGAATTTCAACATTATCGGCCATTTACTCCACCACCTTTCCCCTGAAATTTCTTGTTGAACGACATTGCGAACATCTGCATATAGGCTTTTGCCTTATCGTCCTGTTTCTTTTCCTTGGTCTTCTCTACCTTCTTGTCCTGCCTCACATTCAATTCAAAGGGTTGCTCAGGATAGGGTTGAGGCTTTGCACCCTTCTTCGCAAAGGCACGAAGGATGGGGGCTAAATTGCCTACTGCCTGATAGACATACATTCCTTGCAACCATGCGTCTTGATTTTTCAAATCCTGACGAATACGAGCCGCTTTCCGGTAATATTTCACCAGATCACAGTCCATTTCCCAGAACTGCTCGTAGGTCATTCCGATAGCAAGATAGTAGGGGAAGACCTGATAGAACTTTTCCGTGTAAGCGAAACGGGGAGCGGGGCGATTGCCGCCACCGCCCCCCGGTCTGCTGGACAGCGACTCGCTTACCAGTTCGCCGTCCAGTCCATGTTTCCCTCGTCATCACCATTCTGCTCAGGCTCTTCCATGAGGGACAGAATGGGTTCGTTATACATCTCCACCAGCTTAGGAAGAAGCTCGTCTTTACGGGGCAGACGGGCATAAATCCGGTCAATCACATCTTTCTTGACCCAACGGTGGTGTGCAAGAAACGCACCAGCAAACAGGGCGGGAAGCATGGTCATGGGCTTGCGGTCAACATCGTCCGCAATGAAGCCCTGCTTCTCCATGATCTCAACGGTTTTGCGGGTGTATTCCAGCGTATAACTCTCGCCGGAAACGGGGTCTTTAATTGTCAGTGTCTTAGCCATGATAAATCCTCCTTATCATTCAGGCTGATTGCGATTACTCAGCAGAGAAAGTGATCGGGGTGGAAGGGGCAATGGAGATGTTCATATCCACAACCTCATTCACGCCGCCGCCAACGGGATAGACGGACAACTGGCCGTCAAACTCGAACTTGCCGTTAGAGCCATCCGGGGTCACGACACCGCCGCTCTCCTGACCGCCAAACCAGACAGCATAACTATTGGTCTGACCTTCCAGAGCCTTGAGCTTCTGAAAATCGGTCATATCATAGTTAGCGGTAAAGGACAGACCATCGAGGGACTGAATACCGGCAATATAGGTCTGCATATTGTCAGACAGCGTGGTAGTTTCCAGCATTTCAGGCTCGCCGCCCAGATCAGGAAACTCCTTAATGTCAACCAGCTTTTCATAGGTATCAGGCTCGGTGCCCTTCTTCATAAGGAAGACTTTGTAGGTGCTAATTGCCATTTCTATTACCTCCTGTAAAGATTTACACCATCCGTTTCAGCCCGATACCGGGCCACCAGACGGTAAATTGTTGCGTTCTCTAAATTGGGAACCGGGGAAAGGGAAATGCGAGTGAAGTTACGCCGGTACATCAGATCATCAATGACCTTCATAATGCTCCGGCACTGTGCCTTTTTCCCGGAAGACTTATTGGAGTAGACATTCACCTCATACATGATCGTGGCAAACTCTTCGCTGTCACTGGTACTCAGGTGAGTCAGTGTGGGGTAATTGTCTTGCTCCACAATGCTTACATGGGGAAAGGCGGAAGGGGCTTTGACATATTCCCCGCTTGTGTCAATACCGGGAAAGGCTTCTCGAAGGGCTTCGGCAATCGGTGTATAAATCTGATTTTCTACATCAATCATCGAAACACCTCCTGAGCCAAGCGGGGTAAAATCCCTTCTAAATGCTTTACGGTTTCATACATGGACATATTGGCCGGGTTGCCGTGCGTGAGGACTACGGTATTCCCGTTCGGCTTGGTGAACTCAACGCCATTCGTACCGGCTTCACCGTAGTAACCCCATGTCTGTTGTTTACCATGACCGGCTCCATACTCTCCACGGCGCATACCGTGTTCCGCAGCTTCCGGGTGATTGTCTGGGTAAACAACACCTGTTCCGAATTCAATGAAAAGGACAGAGGCACCAACAGCGACAATCGCTCTGGCTCCGGTTGCTCTCTGTTCAACGGACACAGAAACATCATTCGTTCCGTCATATTCCGCTTTCGCAAAATTAGCCGAAGCAACAGACAATCCCTCTTGGGCCAGTCGGTCAAGCAGGATATTTGCACGGGTTTTCAACCAGTTCTGATAGCGTTCAAGCTCCCGAATGGCATTGTCAATCCCGGCCACAGATAGAGGCACTTTAATCGTCTTCACGATACCGTCACCTTGCTTATAGCGTAGGAGATGGAATTCAGGCTCTTAGCCACACGCCGCACGATATAGTCATAGAGGGGATTACCGTCAGCGTCATACTCCGGCTCTTTATCGACAAACAGCACGGTATTTTCATCAATGGGGCAAGAGAGATCATCAGTGACAATCACCTTGTCATAGGAGATGAAATTTCCGAACTGCTCAACCTGAGCCGAACCGGTAGCCGCCGACACATTATCCCGCCGCTGGACAGCGGCCTTGTAGACTACACGGCTATCTCCCGTTTCATTGCCGTCCTCGTCCCGAACAGGTTCTTTCTTGTCATAAAGCAAGTACCAATAAGACGATTTATTACGCTCCATGATCTTCATGAGGTCGAGTCCCCCTTGATTACGCTGGCAAAGGGAACAATCTCACGCAACAGGGTAGGCGGTACATCTCCGTCCTCATAAGACCGGGAAATACCGTTTTCACTGTGCGCCGTTTCTCCCTCCGCACCACGCTTATTCACAAGGTAAGCTGCGATCTCTACCTGATTGAAGTCATACCGGGGCGGAACGGCGGTCACGGTATCGTCAAAGGGGTAAGCCCTCCGGCAAACTTTATTTGCGGCGATAGAAAGGTAGACAGAAAGCATGGCTTCATCTGTTTCGCCGGTCATGGTCTTCAACATGGACAGTTTTTCAGCGTCAGTCATGATTTCTGTCACTCCTTTCCATCAGAATTTCTCTTTAACCCGCAGAACCACCGGGGAAGTCAGCCGCATTCGCCACATACACGCTACGGCTGTAAGTGGGAGCGGTGAACTCGGTAGAGATACCGGTAAACTTGCCGTGATACCACTCGGGGCCGTGGTCAAGGCCGATCTGACCGAAGAGCTGATACTTCTCACCGGCACCAACCTTGGCAAGAGGCTCCAAGAAGAAGTTACCCTTACCGGGAACAGGCTGATAAACGGGAGCGATCACATTCAGGTTCAGAAGCAGGGCCGTACCAGCAGGAAGACACTCGCCAAGGTACAGGTAGACAACACCGATGGGAGTAACCACACTGGACAGAGCGATACCATTGATCTCCCGAGCGGCGGGAACCACAGTAAGACCGTTCTGCACAGCGTCAGCGTTGACCTGAAACAGAGTTACAGCGTCACACCACAGGCACAGGCCATCGGTGGGAGCATTGGCCCCATAAACCTTCTTCACCATGTCGGCAATATCCCACAGACCAAGGGGCTTGCTTGCCATAGCGGTGACATTGGTGGTAATAGCCTCCACCAGTCCACGGGTCTTGTTCACGGTAGCGTCAGAGGTGGCCTTATTGTAAGTTCCCTGAATGAAGGTGAACTCAATGTCCCGGTTAACCTTCTGCATTTTAGCTGCAACCTGAAAGTCCAGCTCATTGATCGGGTTAGCCTGCTGACCTGCCACATTCAGGCCGCTCAGAGTACCCATATTGGACTGCTTGGCATAGGAAATACCTACGGACTCCTGAAAAATCTGAGTCACATTGGTCTTCTGAGTCCGAGTGACAACGGTAGCGTCAGGGGCAGTCAGGGAGGCGGTTTCGCTGATAGCAGGCTGTGTGCCTCCGCCAGTGGTGTACTCCTGACCGGTCACGAACTCAACATGATTGGTGGTCTTCGCCCTGCCGCCGATAATGGAGGACAGGGGACAACGGGTATTGCCCTTATTGAAGAGCATACCGGAGTAGTTCAATACTCCAAAACTGGTAGCCAGAGTATCTGCCATAAGTCATTCTCCTTTACTCTCACGATTTGTTCTGTTCAGCCTCTTCCTGCGCTTTCAGGCGGTTGTAGTAGGCAACAGCGGCCAGATCACCGTTCTTCTGCGCCTCTTCAATCTTCTTGTCGTAGTCAATCGCACCGCCACCAGAACCAGCACCGGGAGTAGGCTTAGGGGTCTTCTTCAAAGCGTCAGCTTTGACCTTCTTCGCATACTCTTCGAGGAACTTGCTCTGATTGGCAAAGACCTTAGCACTGTCACCATCGGCAAGAGCCTGAGCGGTTTCCTCAGCCAGAGCTTCATCGTAGCCCTGAGCAACGAACTTGGCCTTATACTCCGAAACGGTCTTACCCTTACGGAGATCGGCAAGCTCTTGTTCCATCTGGGCCAACTTGTCAGCGTCCTCCTGCTTCTTCTTTTCCTCTTCGGACAGAAGAGCATTGTGCTTACGCTTCCACTCAGCGGCCTCAGAATTTGCCTTGGAAAGAGCGTTCTTCTGCTTTTCCAGCTCTGCGGCGTTATCCTCGTACTCAAAAGCCTCCAAAGCGGCGAGCTTCTGTTCCGGGGTCATGTCCGCATAACCTTCAATCAAACTGGTGTCAATCTTTGCCATAACAAATACCTCCTGCGTTTAACAAGGCTGTTCCCTCAGCACTATTTTCCGTTTTTGGTAGGGTTTTCTCCCTTTTGCGTTTTTAGGTCTTCACTGACCATTTCAAGCCTTGCGGCATTAAAATCAAAAACAAAACGGGCTATCGGCAAGAGCGTTTCCACTCTTACCAATAGCCCGTAATGGCTGTTACCGTTATCTCGCTATAACGGCCTCATATTTCTTTTTACTGGCTGTTTCCCAAAGAACCAGCCTCCCATTTCTCACGGCAAGTTCAACACCCTTGCCACGGGAAAGGATTTCATTCATCGTCCGAACCGCTTCCGGTGTCACCAGAACTGGACTTTTGACCTCCGGGTTCATTTCCTCCATTCCCTCCATCCGGGTTCTGTTTAGAAGCAAGCTCTAAGGCTTTCTTCTCCTGCTCCTTTGCGTACTCCATGCTCATGTTGTAAGCAATCTGCGGGTCAGTGAACATACCACAATGAGTAAAAGCCAGCTGCGGAGCAATCTTGGAGTTATTCAACATAGCGATCAGGACATTTGCCTTTTCGGTGATATTCTCATAATTGCGGCGAGTAAACCGAATTTCCACCGCCGACAACTTCAACTCTAAGTCCCCAAGATCACTACAAATCCGAAGCAGGAGCTTTAAGAACTCCTTCTCGGACTTCTTGAACATCAGTTCACTGTCCTTGGCTCTGGCTTCTGCCGCCGACCAACCATCCCGCATGATGACTGCGGAACCGGTATCACTGGTGGAAGAACCACCATTACGGTTCGGCATTCCGCAGATCGTAAGGACGGTATCATACATATCGTCCACCAGTGTTTGAGTCTGGCTTTGATTTAACTCAGCGGTCAAATACTGAATTTCCGCCTTTAGGGAAGGGTCAATATCCTTGAATTTGATTGCTCCCTCTTCCCGCAGCTCTTTATAATCCTCAGAGGTAATGTCCACATTGTGGAAGAGCATGAGGGCTTGAATGAACTGCTCCACGCCATCCAGCCGGTTAGACTCTACGGTATTGATAGCGTCCAACAGGGGAAGGACAATCTCAAAGGCACCCAGGCGAGCATTATTCGCCGGATATTCGATAATTGGAATACCCAAAATCTGTTCTTCACTTCGCAGAATATTCCAAGTATTGGTGATCTCGAAGAAGTGATTATGCGTGTAGCAGCTGAACAGAAGAGTACCGTCTTCCAACAGAACATACTTCACGCCCATCTTGGCCGGTGTCCCAAGGGAAGTGCTATACACCACAAAGGAATACCGAGGGTCAAGAGTGAAAATCTCAGCGGGGCACTCGTCCTCTTCCACATTGGCCTCACTATCAGGAAGAACCATGCGGTACGAAGTACCGGCAATATGCGACCAATCAGCCAACTCTTTGTCCTTGGCAGCTTTGTTCTCGGAGAGCATATAATCATTCAGCCTTGTCACGCTGTCGGTGACTGCTTTATCATCACCACGAGCGACATACTGAACCGGCTCTCCCATCAGATAACCGACCTTGAAAGAAACAATCTCATTGGCCCGGTTTTCAACCACAGTGTTGTTGATCTCAGGTCGAACCTCTTTCCTTCGGTACAGAATAGGCTGATCTCCCTTATAGTACCGATAGAGATAATCAATCTCGGCCCGGTTTTGAAGATGAATAGCAAGTGCCTTTTGCAGAACACTCACAACATTTCCATCCGTGATTTCCTCTACATCGGTATAAATCACTCTACGACCGCACAGAGGCTTCATTCTGCAAAGACACCTCCCCTCTACCTACTTCATCATTATTCATTATACCGAATACTCCAATGCTTGTCAATGCCTAATCTTTCAGAATATCATTGGAGAGCCTAAAAGTCAAAAATTTCTTTTAGCAGGGCCGCTTGAATACCTCAATTTTGCTCCCGGTCAACATACGAATTTCATTTTCCAGAAGGGCAAGAGAGTCCGGTGCGTCATCATGAGGAACTTTACCGCTTCTGGTGTAAGTGGTCAGCTCTTTCATGAAATTCCAATACTGGCTACCCCGCTTGTAAGTGGAAGGGTGTTTGAAGTAAAAATTCTTCTTGATATTGTCGGACGCAAATTCAATTCGGGTTTGCTTGTTTGAAATCGTCCTCTTTGTCCGAATACCAATCGAGTACCCATGCTGGCGAATGATTTCCGCTACATCTCTGGCGTAATACTGACCGGCGTTGTTCGCCTCGAAGGTAGCCGAAGCGACCTTATTCGAGATCAGGCACTTAGCGCACTCCGGTTTTGTAACCTCAGCGGGAGCGTCATCAAAGACCACATCAACAATGTAGACTTCTGTGCCATAGATAACCGCTACCGGCATGGAAGTGGAGTCGGAACCACTCTCAGCGGTATCGCCTACGGCAATGATAGTGTCCGGCTCTCGGTCAGGGGGCAACTCAAAGAAGTAGTTCAGTTCATCTTTGTTGAACAGAAGACCCTTGGCCTCAAAAGGCTGTTGCTGGAACTCACTCTCAAACTGCTCCGCAGACAGAAGTTCTCTCTGCTCCCGGAAATAAGCCGTGGTAAACACCTTCTGACCCTCACGCTCATACTCATAATTGCTCTCGTCCGTAATCGGGTCAAGAGCCGGGATTTCAATAGCCCTCCACGACCACCCCTCTCTCTGAGCGTGTTCCTGAATGCGACCAATGGGGTCATAGATGGAGTAGCGAGTACCGGTAAAGACCATGGGAGTGCCCTCAATGGCACGGCCCATAATATCACCGGAGATCACTTCCCATTTATCATCGAGCCGCTGACGGTTCTTCGCCTCTTCACGGCCCTCCACACAGTCATCAAGATAAAGAACATTGGTAGCCTCGGACAAACCTACCTGTCGAGCGTCAATAGATCGACACATGATAGTGGGAAACCGGGACTTGGATTTCAGATTGATAATTTTTGTGTCTGCACCGGTCTGTACCAACCGGGACTCCGGGAACACATCATAGAACAGATACTCATTGGGAGTAGTCAGGTATTCCAGACACCCATTATAGAAGCTCTTTACAAGGTCATCTCCTGTTCCTTCCATCAAGGTTGACCGGTCAGGGTACTTTCCAGAGAGCATATTAACAAAATTGATACCAGTTTGTGACTTACCGGCTCTTTTCGGCATGGATATTGTCAAAAGACGCAGTTTTCCGTCAAGTACATCTTGGAAGCCCTGCACCATGGGTTTCAGGTAATGCCGTCTGGGGGCGTAAAACCGCTTTTCTGGCTTCCGATCAAGTTCAATGTAGGTCATGAAAGCGTCAAATTTATAGGGAGCGTCAAAGAGAAGACTCTTCCGCCATGCCTCATAAAATTTGTCCGCTTCTTTCGGGGAAACAAGATGTAACTGTCTGGCACAGAGCCGCCGCAGCTCACCATTCAGGTCATGTGCGCTCTGAAAATCCTCTTCCTCCCACTGACGGCACAGAGATAACAGGTCAAGATAAGCTGTATGGTCATTCGGCTTATTTTTGATATATCTCTGAATGCCATCTGCGATTTTACGATAATCCATAATACCTCCAAAAAGAAAAGGGCTACCGGATTTTTCCGATAGCCCGTAGTGGCTGTTACTTCCGCCCTTGCGAAAGCCCTTCATATCTTATTCTTCAACAGGATTTAATAACAAGTTTGCTCCTATTGATAATTCCAAATGGGTTCCATCTTCTATTGTAATTTGCTGGCTTTCTCCGTATTGAGTAAAATACAAAGTATTTCTAACATCTTCTGAACTTTCATTGCCAACTATAAAGACGGTGGCTCGTTCTTGCTCCCCTTCATAAATCGCAGTATAAGTGCCGGAGGGAACATTATACCAAATGTAAGTGTACTCTCCAAAAGTTTCACTTGGAATGGTAACTTCTTGCCCGTACTCTCCAAGTTCTCCATCTACGAGCCGAATAGAATTTTCAGTTACAGTATCTTCCACGGCCTGTTCCGCTTCTTGCTGTGCTTTTCTCTCTTCTGCGGCACCGAAAGGGTCTGCCTCCATGATAAACATTAAAACTACCCCAATCAATAGCAAGCCGCCTATTAGTTTGAAAATCAATTTCATGTGTCATCCTGCCTTTCTTATACGATCATACCATGTTGTACGGCTAATACCTAACTCTCTGCAACACTCATCTACCGTCACAAGGCCGTCTTTTTGTTTTTGCCGTAGATTTTCAAACGCTTCATTATCCACCTGACAGGCCGGACGGCCAAATCCTCTACCAGTCTTACCAGACACTTTCCGGCCATTCACTACCGGCATTGCAGCTATGCCCTCAGCCTGACGCTTCCTGATCTTCTTACGCTCCTGCTCCGCCATGGCTCCCATGACTTCAATCAGGATATTGTTGACCATCTCACCAATCCATTCTTGACCATGGAAATCAATCAGCGTGGTAGGAACATCAAACACCCTGACGATAACACCATGTTCTTTGAACCACTCCAACTCAGCCTTGATCTCAGCTTTGTTTCGGCCAAAGCGGTCTAACTCTTCAACCAGAATTTCATCTCCGGGAACTAAAATGGCCTTTAACTCTAAGTAATGCTCCCGATTGAAATTCTTTCCGCTCTGCTTGTCTGTGTAAATACGGTCATCAGGAAGAGAAGGGTCAAACTTTTTCAGTGCCGCTATCTGACGAGCGAGGTTTTGATCTCTGGCCGATACTCTACCATATCCATACCTCATGACTCTTTCTCACTTTCTGAGCCAAGCAGGGCATTCAGATCATACTTAGGGTCTTCCTTCTGGTCAATCACAATCTGGTCTGCCCTGCGGACACCGGGCTTCCTCTCCTGAATGACTAATTCATAACCCAAAACAGAGAGCATTTCTACTACTTTGTTTACAGATAGATTGGTAGTTTGGAGTCTTGCGCTAATATCGTTACCCTTAGTTTTCCCGAGAGCCTTTGCCATGGTCAGAAGAGAAACACCTTTTTCCTTCATCAAATCTCGAATAGCCTTGTTTACATACATGATTATCACCTCTGGCTTCATTATACACTAATTATAATTGCTGTCAAGATATTTTTAGTGTCTAAAGAAGATTAGTTAATAAATACCTTTTTATTTTTGTCGGAATTTTCGGCACTTACCCCGCCCCGGCTCCGGCTCGTATATCCCCCGCCCCGGTTCGGGCAGATCATCCGCACAGAAAAGAAAAAAAAACATTGATTTATTGCAATCATGCCCCGGTCAAATTCATTTTCAATTTCAAAATCAAGAAAAATTTTAATTGAAATTCTTTGCAGCTTGCAGACTACACAAGCACAGACAAAATAAAAGCCCTTGTAATAGGCCACACATGGCCGCACAAGAGCCGTTATATATAGGGGAAGTATCAGGACATAGGAAAACCCCTTGCAAGGCTTCCACGGCCTTACAAGGGGCTTTATTATTTGTTTAATTTCATCAGTTCAATAATAATCTGAATAGGTAATAGCAGAATAAACAGGAGTATATACATATTCAAACCCACCCCATATCAAGTAATAGTGAACCGCTTACAAGTGGTGATCTTCATGAACTGCTGTACCAACTCAGGAAAACGGGCTTTAATGGCGGTAGTATCCAGGCGGGACGATTGAACGGTTTTATAGCTAACCTTGTATTCCCCGGCAATGACCGTTTCATGATCTCCCATAGCTGCCTTTATTTTGTCGCTGAGAGCTTCCATTTCGGCGGTGATTTCTTCTCGCATTCTCAGCAATTCCCGATACTCCCGGCAATCTTTCTCAATGAGCTGCTTATAATCCATCATCTTTTCATGTCCTCCACTTCTTTCATAACCTGGGATTGAATGGCCTTATAAATATCAGTGCTTTCCTTGTCAAGCCGAACCGGAAGTATAAAAGCCGTCATTGCGTCATCAAATCCGTATTGAAACATAATGCCAGTGTTTTCCCCTTTAATCCTGGGAGAGATACCCCGGAAGGGCGGTAAAAACCTCTCATCAATCATGCAATAGGTTTTTTCATTGGTAATGACTTTTGCAAAGCCGGGTTCTTTACAGCCGCCACGCTTGCAAGCGCAGCTCCATTTGGAAATATAGGCGGGTTCATATTCGAGCGGCTTAAAGCCAAAAAAGATCTTTTCCAAATTCTGAGCCGGTTTATCCTCGCTGGGCAGATCATCAAAGGACAAATCGAAAGCCCTGGCAACCTGGGAAAGCGTGGTATCCTTGAAGCGGATAATCATATACGCGTCACAGAAATAACTATCACCGTCTTTTTCGGCCCAATAGCAACGGTCTTTCATCTGCACATTGTTTTTCTTGCTATCCTTGTAGAAACGCTTAAAAGCCGGAACATCCAAGCCCATAAATTCACGAATCGCCATTTTAACAACCTCCATCAAAAGAAATAAAACAAATTTGAACTTCTGGCGGTAATTGCGTAATAATTGCCGCTCTCCCGGCCCTGGAGCAATCCCCCATTCAGGCCATACACGCCGGAAGAATAACCGATTTTCTCAACCGGTTCTGTTATGCTTTTAGGGTCACTGTCGGTAATGTCCTGGGCCATTCTGAGCCGCACAAGCTCCCGAAGCTCTCGCAAGGTGTATTTTCTCATCGTCCTGCTGCCCCCTTTACTAATTCTTGATAAATTAAATGAGTTAAAAGCCGTTCGGCTTGATCTTCGGTATATTGCGCCCGTTCCCGTTCCGATTGCTCTAAAATGTTTCCCAGATCAACAACCGCAGAACGATTGTAGTAATAACAAGTATCTAACACGCTGGGCAATCCCTGGCACCAATCCATAAAAACAGCCTCATTTGTGTAACCCTTCCGGCTCTGATACTCCGGGGAATAGGCTTTTTCGCTTGCGTGAACTTCAAGAATAAAACGAGCCACATTTGGGAAGCTGCAAGGGCCGGTAAAATCATAGCCGCAGGGGTCAAAATGGTCTAAAATGTATTGCCGGATATTTTGCCGGGCTTCTTTCGTTGTCGTTTTCACGGTATAAAACCTCTTTTCTTTATATATTCCGCTCCATTTTCCCGGCGTGGCCTTGGCTTGCATTATGCGAACTTCCCCAGCCTTGCGGGGGAAATGTGCGGGGGTTCAATTTTCAAGGTGCAACACTAATTATCTTTTGTGCCTTTAATATATACTAAATATTTTTAGATGTCAATAGGAAATTACAAATTACTTTTAGTGTTTTCTGTGCCTTATAAAGACAATACTTAAAAGTACACTTTCCCGCACATACTCCCGCCGACTATCTGCCAGAACAACCAGCCAGAAACCTTCTTCCAGATCACCAGATAGAAAGCCGCCGAACCTCCATCACGGAAGAACGGCGGCTCTGTCATAGTCGCAAAGTCGTGAACTTTTTTAATAGTCGCAGACTTAGCCGAAAGTCGTAAACCTGATAGTCGCAAAGTCGTAGGGAAGGGGATAGTCTGAAAGTCGCTCACTCTTCCGAGTCATAGTCGCTGGCCGCAGCTTCGATATACTTCTGCTGTAACTCTTCCGCAGAAGCGGCCTCCCCAAGCTGATTGTTCGGGGTAAGAACAACCTCCTGTTTGTCCTGATAGCCCATGTTGTTCTTCATCAAGAAAATTCCGGCTACGGGATTGATTTTCCCGTTCTGCATATAGTTTTCCATTTGAGCGTTCAAATTTTGATACGCCTTTTTTATAAGGTGGCGGCTCTGGGCGGGAATGTAGGCACTATCTATACCATTTAACCACTTCCACAGAGTTGTTCTATCCACTCCAAAGGCACAAGCCATACCAGCAACACTCGGTTTCATATCATCCTCAATACAAATACCGAAATACTGTCTAATCCTTTCTGAAACCTGTTCAGGCTCTCTCATATCCACTTCCGGCCAGTCCCACATCCTCATAGTGTGTTGCAGGTATTTCCGGTTATCACCGGGGTCAGTATGGACACTCACAGCCTCAGTCCGATCAGGTCGCTTATTTCCACCAGTTCCCTTCGGACGGCCACGCCCCCGAGCGGGAGTCGGTAAATCTACTACTTTATCACTCATAGTCGTTCTCCTTCCACTAATTATTTTCAGTTACCTTTAGTGAGTTTAGTGAATAATTTAGGCTTTTTGCAGTAAAGTCCTCTATATATCACTCTCTATAAGGGGGTTTATACAGAAAAAACTAAAAATAGGGGGTAAAAACTGCCTCAAACCCTTGCGCCACAAGGCTTTCCGGTAGTGGAGAGTTTATCACCAAATTCTTCACCAAACCTCACCAGACAAATATATTTAGTTGATTACACAAAATATATTTGACTACGCCGGGTACAATACCACCGATGACGCTCCATCTTTTTCTAACCACTGAAAATAAACCATCTTGTCTACTCGGCAAGCGTCCTCAATAGGGTTATCATTCTGGCACATAACCATTTCCACTTGTGCGTCTTCGGGCACCGTACTCAACTTGGCTCTCAATTCCTTAACAGTCATTCCGTTTCCTCCCAATTACAAAGTATCTTCCCTCGGAACTTTCTCGCTCTCCCGAGTAATCCCCACAGACCCTCAGCCTGTTCACCACAGTTTGGACAAGACATACCGGCTATATCTTCCAACCTCTTAGGAAAACTCTTACCCTCTTGAACAAAGAGCTGGTGGCCGCATTTCCGGCATTCAAACACCGTCATCATGGCTATCTTTCCTCCCACTTTCACAATACTCTCTCGCTCTCTTGCAAAGTCGATCAGTGTCTACGGCGTACCCATCAGGCGCAACTTGGCAAGCTGCACACTCTTCATTACAGGTCAGGCAAGGGCACTCTCCCGAGTAATGTCCGCATTCCTCAAACAGCATAGTCAAGGCTCCTTCTTCAAACCGAACATATCAATCAGTTCATTCATGAACATCTCTGCACACTCTTCATTCCTGAAAGTTGCATAGGCGGTAACGCTGTTGCCCTTCTCAACGCAGAGTCGGGGACGCTTCACATCAGGGAAGGTATAGACCCCGATCTTGACTTTACCATTGCTGATTACAAGACCCACGAGATACACCCTCCTTTTCACATCGAAGGGAGATCATCTTCTCCCTGACCAACTTATCCACCACCCGGCCAACCTCATAGTAACCGGACATAGCTGCGAGGCGGTCTAAGTTCTTCGCCGTTTGTGCTGTTACCAGCAAGGACACCCGGCGCATATTTTTCTTGTTCATGTCAAACAGTTCCTTTCATACGAATATCCCTGTAAGAAGGGTAGCCATTATAAACGGTCTTTCCTCCGTGCCATTCTGGGTGTGCCTCCATGTCAGCATTAAACCGCTTTGCGCTACACACAAAATAGCCGTTAGACTTACACCAAATTTTATAAGCGTCATAGAGTGCCTTGGCTCTTGTGTAGGCACCTCCGGCCTTTTCACACTTTTCCTCCAAAAACTGTAACACCATATCATTGTCCTTCTCATACTGCTTGACCACCTGACGCATAGCCGGGGACATTTTCAGGCCGAACCGCTTATACTTGAAGTAGCCCTCCAAGAGCCAAGTGAAGATACCCTGCATAGCCTCTGGGGTTTGGAACTCCGTTTTCAGGTTCTTGTCCTGCTCGTCCTCAGAGAAGTGTCGGTTGAACTCAATCACCCGCACACGGTCAGAGGCGAACAGGCTCTTGTCATTGACAGAGGGAAGGTCATTGCAGGAGAGCCAAAGGGTGAACTGTGGGAGAAAGGTGGTAGCAGCTTCATAGAGGTTCCGAGCCTTGATCTCTTCGCCACCGGTAAGCTGCTTGATTGTTTCCTCGTCCAGCCGTCCATACTGATTGCTCTCTGCCATAGTGACAAATCTCTTGCCTTTCAAAGAGGCCAAAACAGGGCTTGCAGCTTCGGCATTCTTAGAGCGGTCAGACTTACAGATAATAGACACCGGGGACACAGAGGCATAGTCACCGAGAAGGTGGTGGATAGCACTCAGAAGGGTGGACTTGCCGTTTCTGGTGGTCTTACCATGCAGAATGAACATACATTCCTCATTGGCAGTACCCAGCATGGAGTACCCGAGAGCCTTTTGCAGATAGTCGGCCTTGTCTGTATCATTGCAGGTAACTTCCTGAATAAACCGCTCCCATCTGAGGCACTCAGCGTCTTGCAGAGTGTAGTCGAAATTGGTCTGCATGGTCAGAAAGTCGTGCCAATCGTGTTCCCGGAACTCCATTTTTTGAAGGTCATAAGTTCCGTTCAAGCAGTTAATGAGGTAGGGGTTTGCGTCAAATTCCTCAGCGGTGATCGGCATGACGCTGGCGGCGTCCTTCATGAGTCGGTCACGGAAACGGCGATCTCCCATCTTAGAGATGAACTTCATGTACTCCCTGCGGCGGTCTTCATTGTCAATCTCCCCGCAATAGAGAGCCATCAGGCGGCAAAACTCTTTGATCTTCTCCGCTACCAGTAGAGAGCCAATGTCCTTACGCCACGCACCCTTTGAATAGGTGTACCAGCACTTGGCTTCCGGGCAGAAGCGGGTGTCATTCTGATAGCACTCAGAGAACAGTTCCGCCATGCCGGACTCGTCCCAAGAATAACCGGTGCCGCTGATCTGGTGACTTCTCTCAGGCTTTGCCTCCTTGATGTAAAACATCTTCTGAGAGAGGTCTTTATCCATGATGTACCGGCCATTAGAGAGCTGAAAAAGTTCCTGCTCTTCGGTAGTCAAAATTTCATCTGCCATTTCTTGTCACCTTTCTAACTGATCTTGCTAAGGTCAAAAGCGCACACGCCTGAGAGTCTTCATCCCACCACGCACATTCATTCTTTTTACAATTCATGAACGGGCACTCAGCAGGACTCATAATAGATAAAGGGCAAATCTTATTCTCCATCGTTTATACCCCCCCCGTAGAAGAAAGCGTTTTTCAGAGCCTTGTCTACATAGGACATAACCTGCGGTGAAAGAGTACAGATACACTTTTTGACATGGGATTTGTCGATGACTCGTACCTGTTCACACTCCACCATGCTTGCTTTAATGCCCTTTCCCGTGACAATCACATGGGTAGGCATTTCCATTCTCTTTAACTTGGAGGTAAGAGGGACTACAATCGTGGTGGGAGAGTGTCTGTTGCCAACATCATTCTGCACGATCAGCCACGGTCGGTTTCCGCCTTGCACCCGGCTCCCGTCCACGATGGGAACATCAATCAGAACAATGTCCCCACGCCTGAAAGACTTCATATTGAAATTACCTCCTATATCTGGTAACTGAATTTACGATTGTTTCAATCTCACTCCGGGGAAGCGGGGGCTTACACGCTTGCTGATTTGCAAACAGCAACTCTTTGTAAATGTCTGCCTTGGAATACCCCTGATTATGAAGTTGACCGGCCAGCGAAGTAAGGCTCAGGTTTCGGCTTCCGGTAGTAATGGGCGGGTACTCAGGTTTGAGCGTGATCTTGCCGTGTTCTGGCTTCCGGTAGATAGGTGAGTATATCCGTTGAGAGGCGGAGAAACCGGTACTCTCTTTCGGAGCGTCAGGAAAATACTTGGACACCACATAGTCAACCGCTTCCTGATTTTCAATGATCTCCGAATAAATCAGCACATTGCCGGTCATGATAAAGTACCGGCTACTCCGATAAATCTCTACACCGTTTCGATTGTTCCGGCCCTTAAAGGGTAAGTTTCCTTTCAACAGGATATGAACCCCTCTACCGCTTCGGCTCTTCTCGGTGTAGGACTGACAATGGCTGATAATGTCTGAGGCCAGTTGATTTAACAGGCCATCGGCAAAGCCATCGTCAATGTCAATCCCGATCAGACCGTCATCGTTGAAAACATACCCGATACCGTCATAAGTCCCTTTCTCCACATTCAGGACAGCACAATCGAAAGTGCCCCAGGTGTCCGGGAGGACAGAGGACGCAGCTTTCTTCTGTCCGGTCTGCATGGGAACCTTAGAGCCATTCCAGACATTGACCCATTGTGTCTTCTGCTTTAATTCGGTAGGTATCTTTTCATACATGATGGCACCTCTCAACTCTTATAAGGGGATTGCAGACTCCAATCCCAAGTTTTACCTCCCTCATAGGCATTGCGGAAATAATTGTGTTCTCCATCTCCGGTAAACCACATATAGTCCGAGGGGAGAACTCGGCCAACATCGGTTTCTCCGGCTTTCTCGGCATACCACCGGGTTAGAACATCTTCACACAGGGCTTTAATTTCATCATCAATCGGGTTATCTATATCATATCCAGCGAATTGATAAGGAGCGGTTACTACCATGACGATGTTCCCATACCCATAGTCCACCCGGTTCAGCACACACCACACACAGGCCGCTTTCTCGGTGTCAGAGGGAATGCCCCTCGCCTCTCCCCACACCATCTTAGAGAGGACAGTGATCTCTTCCTCTGACCATGGCGAGAGAGAGGGAGAGGGGCTTTCTATCTGGTCAATCGGTTCGGTTTGGGTAGGATGTTCTTGCTCATTGGAAACCGGCTCTGACGCACAGGAGGACAGCAGGAGAAGGAAAACCGCAAGGAATATCAGCCAGACTTTATTCATCATCGGTCTTTTTCTTACGGGAAGTGGTCTTCACCGTAGCGAAGAAATACTTCCCGTCCACACAGACCGGGTAGCCGGGAAACCGGTTGCTGGCTCTCTTCTTACCCTTGTTGTAAATCTGCTCCGCAGCTGCAATAGGCATTTCGCCGGACACATGATCGGCACCGGCCACCATGATATACGGGACTTTCCCGTTATTGTTCACGAATGTCATGAAGACTTCCCCTTTCTCTATTCCACGCTTCCACATCGACACCAATTTTCTTCAACTGCTCCTTACAAAGCCATGTGTAGTCATCCGGCATTTCGTAGTGCTGGATAAGCCGGTCATGTTCCGCCGAAAACGCCTCATAGAACCGGCGCAACCGCTTAGGGCCAAACCCAAGGTGAACCATGAGGGTATAGAGAACCATTGCGTCAATATCATCGTATGCCGTCTTCTGCTTGAAAAAAAA